CACCATCGTCATCAGTTTGCCAATCGATTAATCTAATTAAAACTTTTCCAGCTTCAGTTTCATATGGAAACATATAAGATGTTAAAGCTTCGCCAGATTGTGGACCAGCTTTCACAACACCTGCTGATGTTTTTATTATATCTGATTTATCTATACCTAATCTATAAACTGCCATTTCAGTTAACTCATCAATTGTATAGGATACTCCTTCCATATATCTACCGATCATGCCAACCGATTTCATTCGTAGAACAGGAGTTATTTTATTATATGGAGGTGTTGTATTAAAATTAATTCCATTTGCTATTGCTCTTTCAGCAAATACTTCTACTTGTCTATTCATAATGTATTCGTTTACTCCACGAGCAAGAATAGTACCAGTATTGATTGGAAGTCTTTCGGCAAATATATTATCTAATGCTCTTACCTTTACCGTAGCCCATTTACCATTATCTAATTCTTTGTATGCCATATCATCATCAGCACCATTCATACTATGTAACAATAATCTCAATCCAGCATCTTTAAGTTTTTTAACATAAGCTAGTTGGGCAAGTTTAAGACCATTTGTAGTCACGCTTGGTCTATGGCCAAGTGTTTTTACTTTTGAAATTATTTCTGGTAAATCATCTCTCATTGTAGGTTCTGCACCTATCAACCGAATATACGTACGTGAAGGCAACCTCGATAAAAACTTAAATAGTTTTTCTTTATCAAGATCAGGTACATCTCTATTCGGTATGTAACAATTAGCGCATTCCATGTTACAACGGTGCGTTAAATCAACTACAATATTAGAGAAGGTATTTTGTTCTGGTCCGAGTTCAAAATAGTTCATACATTATCTATACTAAAATGGGGAGCTGACCGTGGCTCCCCGCGAGGTTATTTCTGGCTCCTACCCCCGTGTATCAGCGTCAGTGCTGAATTAGAATGCGAATGATACGCCGACTGTTGCGTCGCCGAATTCAAAGTCTGCGTCTGTACCGATTTCTCCATACGCACGTAGGCCTGTACCACCGATCGTATACCCCGCTTCGAAGTCTACTCCCTGAAATACGTCACCTGCATTCAAGTTAATAACATCAAAAGTTGTTGATGCTTTAAAGTCAGTTCCCCAAGCATTCATACCGACTGATGGAATAAAATCCATAGCCCATAGCTCAGTTCCTGTGTCATAATTTAAGTCAGCTTTTCCACCTGCGGACAAAGTCTGACCAGCTACTGTGAGGTCCATAGCAGAAACTGCTGAGGACGCCATAATAAGAGTTGCTGCTACTGTTGCTGCAATTTTCATAATCGTTCTTCCTTTTTATTTACGATTCCAGATTTCATAGAGTACCCAAACGGCCACTAAACCTACGAGTCCCTGTGATCCTAATGTTGCTATTATTCCGCTAACGTTAGATATCACGCTCGCAGTTGGCAAGAACGGAGTTAGAGTTGAACTAAGGCCTAAGACCTCAATTACAATCATAAGCGCTGCTATCGAAATACCGACTTCAGCAAGTGCTCCTGCCCATGTTTTAACTTTGTTTAAGATTTCCATATAATCTCCCCTTTCTTATATGATGTCACTTTTCTGTTGCTAAGCAAGTGACCAGCTCCCTGTGATTATGCGGCTAGCGCAAATCCAGATGGTGCAAAATTATCGTTTGCAGTTATTTTTCGTAAACTAGATACCATGTCGATCCTTGTTCACCCCCATAATTGGTGGAGGTGCTGGGTACCGCCCCCAGGTCCATACCATCTTTATAGCGTCTACACTAATATTTATTAAAGTTTAGTATACCACAATAAACATTTTAGAGGAGTGTGACATAAATGTCACAGCTTGTTATCATGCACATAAAGTTGTATCAAAGCATAATGTAATACTTTTAACAGATCTTTACGAGCATCATCTCGAGATCCTTTCTTTCCATATCGGTTTGAATACTTATCAACGTTGCCCATACAAAAACCTGTACCATGACCTCGTTCAATAATTACTTCAGTTGATTGAAACTTATTAGTTGCATAATGACCTTTATATGTGTCATCAATGTAATCTTTAAACTCATCTATAAGATTAGCTTCATTAAATTTATAATCTATTTCACTTCTCATTCCCAAACTCCATCAAAATTATAGAATATATGTCTACCAATAGTTCGTGTCATAAACATACCATCTGCTTTTGCCCACCAAGGATCTACATAATCGGCGTGATAATATATTGCATCAAATGTATAGTCTGGCGTATCTCCATGCATAACTTCTAATGCAATCTTCTTAGCTTGATTCCAAGCTTTATAATCACGAGGACGTGGATCATTTATAGTATGAGTCCAGCTAAATTGCTTTGGTTGAAAAACAACTTCACAAACACTATTAGGAAATTGCTTATGATGTACTCTATTCATAACAACATGAGCAACTGCGTATTGACCTTTTAACGGTTCACCACGAGCTTCGTGATAAATGTTAGCAGTCATACAGTCCACTGTTTCTTTAAAATCAACAACACCAACCCATGTACAACCAGCAACGGCTACAATAGATAACGCTGAAAATATACCAGCAAATTTATTAATTGTTTTTCTCATAGGATATATTCTATCACAAACAAAAGAGTTTGTACACAGTTAATTTAACTTTTTTATACCTAAAGCCCAATTTTCTGCTGCATCTTCTACATATCTTAATGATTTACCTGGAAATTCTTCACTATCAAAACGTGTACCATCTTCTTTATGGTATGTAATGTAAGCATGTTCTTCTTTAAAATTAAAGTGAACTTCACAATATTGTCCTTCATTAGGAGCATCAGCGTAATATGTATGAAGATGTTTATTCATTGTACGTAGTCCTTTATTGTTGGAAAGATTTGTGTTATAGCTTTAGCAATTGCCTTTGCCAGTTCCATATGTTCTTTTTGTGTACCATTGTCCGATCGTAATTCAACGTAATGTATCCAACTTCGAATAGTTCCGTTGACGTATAACTTTGAGACAGTGTTACCTTCAGGAAGAACGGCCCTTGCTTGTTCCTTTGCGATACCATTATCTATAGCCCATTCATATGCTTCCTTTGCAGCTTCAATAACAGATAGTTGTTTAGCTGCCCATATCATGCCTAATCGTTCATCATCACTTTCTATGCTATTTTGACGATTCTTTGTATCTTGTAATCTAGTTTCTCTTAAAACAAAATTATCACTAAGATCCCTGATATCAGCATACCGCTGAGAAAACTCTTGAAATGAAAACGATCGGTGTCTGAGGAATTGTCTTGCGATATCTCTTGTCGTTTCGATTTCGATGCAGGCTGATGCCATTTCGAATGGCGACCAGTGTTTGTGCTTGATGAGATATCCAAGTAACTTTGACGTTGTTTTGGTGTTAGCTTGGTTTGACGGATTGGAGACACGGGCGCAATACGCGACGAGGTCTTGGATGTTTTCAAGTCCCATGATTCCTGGTTCGCCAGAGTGTACATGCCGTACAGGTTGTGAGTATGAGATGAGACGTGCATGCATTATTTCCCCTGACCTCTATACTTCTTATGACTTCTTCTTTTTGCTTTATTCATAGAAGAGAATTTTATATTACCATTACCTTGAGATGTTTTCTTATACTTGGCTCTAGACCAGCTTCTTGCTGAACTACCAATCATCACTTTAGCCATCATTTTTCCTTATAAATTTTACATTGCAATACCCACATGGAACAGTTTGTCCCTTAGGGACTCTTATATAAACAAGTGGATGGTCTCCAGGCGGCTCACCTGAACATGATACTAAGTCTTTAGTAACATATATTTCTTTTTCTTCAGCCATCGTACTTTCTTTTTACTGTGTCGTTACCTTCAGGCAAACACATTATAGCTTCTATTCTATCGTTGAATCCACCTTTTGCTATAACTTCAATAGCTAGTGTTCCATGATTTTTTGCATTGTTTACATATTCAACACATTTATTTTTAGATTCAAACTTGAGGGTCTGTATTGCCCATGGGTCTGGTGTATTAAGTGTTATTAACACTATCAGCCATTGCATTTTCTATCACTTTCTTAATTACTTCTTCTGACAAACAATTTACTGCTTCTATTGGCATTGGTTTACCATACTCTTCTATTAGCTTTTGTAAAACAGCATCTCTAGATTCCCATAGAGTTACTAGACATGTTTTCCTGTCATCGAATGAAGGTTGATGAAATATATAAACATCTCCAGGAAATGTGTTAAAAACTACTACTATAAACCACTTCATTTATTTTTCCTATGCAACATAATTGCAACAGCAATCATCATTAGAGGGTATCCATATACAACAATAAAGTATACCCAAGTCATTATTCGTGTTCGCCACCATTACCACGAGAGTTATAATTTTGTGGTGCACTATATTTTTCTGCACTATCGTATACTATGGCTGTAATAAAAATACCAAAGACTACTAATAGATGACCACCCGCAGATATTCCAAATGCGTACGGATTATTTATTAGGGCTGCAAAGATACCACTCCACATGATAGCTAATATAGAGAATACCATTAGACCGAGCTGAGGTGGTAGGTTACGAAGTGGAGAGTTCTTAATAGTCATGATACCATTCCATGCATCCTTCATACCTAAAATAGTTGTTCCCCATCCAATAGGTTTTACTTTATCCTTCATTTGTTTTCCTTTATATTAAGATTTTGTGGATCATATTGCTCACCATTATATTGAGAACCAGTTTTATTTGGTCCTGTTTCTACTCCACTGTTGCATCCCACTACTACAACTACTAAGCAGAATAAGCTTATATATACAACTTTCTTCGTCCAATCTATGAACAATTCAAACGTTTTTTCAGCTTCCTCTTGTGCTGCTTTTCTAGGATCTACTCCCATTCTCTTGGCTCCACCCATGGATAACAAGGTATAATACTTTGCTTACAATACTTAGCATTGTCAACTAACAATACCGGTAATATAACTATAACAAATATACAAAATAGCACAGGCCATATCAATCCGTTCATCACTTACTCCATTTTAAAATTACTAAATTTTTCTTGTGCCGTAGAATTGTCAAAGACAGGAACGTCTTGAACTAAATTTTGTTGTGATTCAGATACATCAAATAATTTCATACGTGATCTATCTATGCCTACCACAAATCTCTTATGTGTAGCAGGATCATTATAACGATTCTTTAATTGCTTTACCATAATCTGACCTTGTGATTCTAACTCTTCGTTAGAAACTAAGGCAAACATTAGATCCGCCGTTGCGGGTAATCCAAAAGACTCGGACGTATCTTCAAGCCCAGGATCCGAGCTGCCATAACCACTACGCGTCGTTTGAGTTGCAGATACGATCGGAACGTCAAACTCGACCGCCAGACCACGTAGCTCTTCAGCAATTGCTTTGATGTATGTGTAAGAATTGATAGATCCTCCCATTGTTTTCATACGAGAAGATGCACAGATATTCAAGTAATCGATGAATATCATATCAGGTACAAACTTCTTCTTTAATTTAAGTTCATTGAGTAATGCACGAAAGTGATTGCTATGTGCAGAACCGGTTGGATATTCTTTTACAATCAACTTACCGTTTGTTATCTTCTTAAGTTTTGCAATCTTGTTAGAAAACATATCAAAAGATAAGTTAGGTATTTGATCTAATGGTACATCAAGTAAGTTAGCATCGATTCTTTCAGCGATACGTTCTTCTGACATTTCCATTGTAATATATAAAACGTTCTTACCTTGTGCTAGTACGCTTCCAGCAACATGGCACATAAATAGAGATTTACCAACACCAGTGCCAGCCAAAGCAATATTAAGTGTTTTATTGGGTAAACCGCCTTTAGTGATGAGGTTAAGTTTTTCAATGTCAAACTCTATCCTTTCTTCTTGTGCATGGTAAAAGTCATATCGATCAGAAAATGCTTCAATATAATCGTGACCGATATTTGTATCGAATGATACAGCCAAAGCTTTTTGTAATAGATCAGGCAATGCATTTTTAGATAGAGTCTTATGTTTACCATCAATAACAGTAATGGCTTCTAGTACAGCTTTATGTACAGCCTGATCTTGACACCACTTCTCAGTAGTATTCTCAAGCCATTGTGTATCAATTTCTTCTATCTTGAATATATCAGGAATTATTGCTGATGCTTCAGTATAATCATTTGCATTTGCAAAACGATCAGACTGATCTACCTCAACACGAAAAGACTCCTCAGTCGGAAGCTTGTTATACTTCGCAACAAAGGATGCCAATTCTTTAAATAACTTCTGATGGATACCAGTAAAATAATCTGGTTGTATAAACGGCAGAACCTTACGCATGTAATTTTCATTAGTCAATACATTTCTTAATATAGTTTGTTGTAGATTCTCACTCAAGGTCTTTTGCTTTCACTTTTTCTGCTTCTTGGAATAATGTAAATAATACATCACCGGCGACCTTTTGTAAACCACTATTTTTCTCAGTGAGTTCAGGATCTGGTGTTGACTTAATAGCAAAATCAAATGCTAGTTGAAACTCTTCTTTATCTTCTGGATCATCAATCATTCTTAGATTTTTAAATCCAATCAAAGTCTCAACAAATGCACCTGTTAGAAGGCGAACATTAAATTCCATTTCGCCTTCACCAGGATTAGTTTCTTCTTCGAGTGCAAAGTCTACATCTTCTTTTAAGAAGTCACTAGTGATAGTCATACCACTTCCTCTACTATCTCATCCATTGATACTTCTGATTTGTAACCAATAGAATATTGTTTCTTGACAAACTCTTTAAAATCTGTTTTATTAAAGATGTCAATCCAGAAAAACTGTCCGAGTGTATCTCCGTACCTTACTTTGTTACCTAACTCACCGGTCTCCTGGTCAACCACAGCATACCACCCATTCGATGGTTTCTCAACATACCCACCTGCTAAGGCAACATCAAGTAATCCACTATAATCTTCGACGCCACCTTCCCATGAGACGGTGATTGGTATCTTAGACTTTTCTTTTACATAGCGTGATTTCTCTACGTTAATCACAAAGTGATAACCTTGAATCTCTGTACCTTTCTTGTCTTGTTGACGACCAATGATCCAGATATTATCGGCTGAATAGTAAAGACCTGTACCACCACCAACTACGGCTTTAGGGAACAGACCGATTTCCATATATGTATGGTTAACAGCAACCATAGGAATATTCTTCATAGTTAAGTATGGAGTTGCCATACGAAATAAACCTTTGAGTGCTTTTGCTCTTGACATATCTGCCACTGACTTTTCGTTCATAGCATCATCAAGTTCTTTCTTTGATGCTAAGTTACCGATTGAATCAATAACAATAATAACATTGTCACTACGATCAATGTTCTCAAGTTGATTAACTAAATCAAATTTTAGTTCTTCTACATTTGTAATAGGAGTATGAAGAACACGGCTTGCGTCAATATCAAATTGACTAAAATAACTTTGAGGTGAGCCAAACTCAGAATCATAAAATAACATAACGGCATCTTTGTGATGCTTCATGTAAGCGCCAGCCATAAGCAAAGCAAATGAAGTTTTAAAATGCTTTGATGGACCGGCAAGGACGGTAAGACCTGCAGATAAACCACCATCAATATCACCTGACAAGGCAACATTAATCATTGGTACATCTGTCTTTACCATATCCTTTTCATTAAAAAATTTAGACTCAGAAAGAACCTCCGTAGCTTTTAGCTTGGAGTTCTTTTTGAGTTTATCCATGATAGACATGCATAATCTCCTTTAGATTGATAAGAATATTATATCACGATTTACGGGTATTGTAAACAATATTATTTGACTTTTCTCTGTCATCTATTTCATATTGTTTTCTTACTTCGTTGTTAGCATCTATGACTTCTTCAAGGATGCTAAAATCACCAGCATAATGTAAAAAAGCTGACGTATCTTTTGGGAAACAAGCTCCACCAAATCCATGTTTACCATCGTAACCTGGTACAGTTGTATGTGATGCTCCGATACGAGGATCATCAATCATTGCATTAACTACACGAGAATATCTTGCTTTTGATTTATGTATAATTTCTGCGAATTGATTAAACCACATTACTTTACTTGCAAGGAAACAATTTATGCCATACTTAATAAAACTTGCTTCTTCGAATGTGGTAAAATGAGTAGGGCATTGACGACATGCACTATAGTCATCATAATACTTTTTAAGTTGTTTGCAATCTTCTTCGTAACCACCAAACACATGAATAGTAGGATTTAAAAATTCTTCTATTGCATTACGCTCGGCAAGAAACTCAGGATTATAAACTACTCGTTGAAACTCTAAAGGCATGATATCTGGAGTAATAGTAGATTTAATTACAATTAATGCTTTTGTATTTTTACGTAACCATTCAGTTGCTTCTAATACTAAATCAGCATTAATAGTTCCATCATCATTCATGGGTGTTGGTAAACAAACACAAGCAAGATCGATATACTTATTTAAGTTCTCTAGCTCTGTTCCATATAGCGGATCTACGATATATTTTTCTATACGAGGATCATTGAATCCTGCATCCACAGCTTTACCTACAAAGCCATGGCCTATGATTGCCATCTTCATTAGTTTACCTTATGATAAGTTTTATACCATTCTACAAAATTTGCAACACCTTCTTGCATCGATACCTTCGGTTTATATCCTAATGCTTGTAGCTTAGTTGTATCTGACCAAGTGTCTTGATTATCTGCAGGATGCATTGGGCTATAGCGAATGTTGGCTTCTCTATCTAGATTCTTTTCGATCTCTCTGAC